TGAGATGCATTTAAATAAGCCGATGTTATTGGAGTTCCTTGCCATACACCCGTACCTATTGTACCAACTGTTACAAGGGAAGCATTACCTGCTGTAGGAGACTTTGTAGCTATACTATTAGTAACTGTAGTAGAAAAGTTCACATCATCTCCAAGAGCTGCAGCTAATTCATTTAAGGTGTCAAGAGCAGATGGAGCTGAATCAATAAGGTTGGTAACTTCCGTTCTTACGAAAGCTGTGGTTGCAATTTGTGTGGTGTTAGTGGCTGCCGAAGCAGTAGTGGATAAAGGTGTTCCCGTTAGAGTTGGAGAAGCTAATGCTGCCTTAGTTCCCAATTGAGTCTGTATAGATGACGAAACTCCATCCAAGTACCCGACTTCAGTAGAAGTTACAGCACTAATAGATACATCACCACTACCATCAGAAACTAATGCTCTACTGGTAGTAAGATTAGCCATTTTATTAAAAGCCAAAGATGCTATTGTAGTAGCATTTCCTGAAGAAGTGACATCTCCTGTCAAGTTAGCGTTGGTTGTTACTGTAGCTGCGGAACCTGTGGTACTTTGATTCCAAGTTGGAATAGACCCAAATTTAGAATAAGCAATAGCTGCCGATGCAGAAACATCAGCATTTAAAATAGAAAGGTCTTCTATCTCAGTTGTGCCTACAGTCCCAGTCCCGATTTCAATCGCTTGATCGGCTGGTGCATTCCCTATGTAACCCATATTATGCAATCTCCATAATGGAGACGATTATATCAACTGCACTCCCTGCGCTTGCCTTTGCTTGAATTTTATCAGTTGTCTGTAAAACTAATTTATTACCACTCATCACTTCAAGAGTCCCTCCCGCTGGTATTGGCAGTCCATATCCGAGATATGAATCTGCATTAGTTTCTCCACTATGAGACGTATCAGTCACTATCAAAATATCTGCCGTTTTAGATGCATTTGATTTATTTGATAATGAGACACCAAGTACTATTGTAGTTGTACTTGCATCAACCTCATAGACATCATCCAAAGTTGTAGTCAAACTGGCTTTTGTTTTTAATCTAAATGTATTTGCCATTCTTTACCCCAATGCTATTGAAAGAGCTGTAGCTTCTTCGCTTACCCCAGTAGAATCAAGAACTTCTCTAATAGCACTAGCTGAATCCTTGAAATATATTTTACTAATATCTGCATGATAGTTTAGTGCAATCTCCCCATTAGACAGATCACTCGTACCTGGTTTAATAGATCCACTTTGGTTATTACTCTTATTTTTTATGATTATTTTATTAGCCACTAAAAAGTGCCTCCATCAAGTACCGCCCCATTCACCGCACTACATTCAATCGGAGCTAAAGCATACGAACCATGACCCGTATCAATTAAGCTTGAGGTTGTTCCTGGCGCTTCTTTGGAGTAATCTTGATAAAATGTAATTGCATCCGTATAGGTTGATCCTCCACTGGAAAAAGTTCCATCCTGATTTCTGAACCACCCAGAATATTTGACCGTAGAGTCTACGGTATATTGACCATACATTCCAAAATCAACTGAATCAGCAGCGTTATCCTTTGCAAGCTCGATCATGACATCATCTACCTGAACAGTTGTAGATTCCACTGTCATTGTGGTCCCATTGACAGTAAGATTTCCCCCGATAATAACATTATTAGGAAGTCCTATTGTAACAACTCCACCAGATTGAGTAATTTCAGTTTCATTAGACACAGCTGTGAAAGTTAATGTACTCCCCAAAGAAATATTACTTGAGGTTGAACCATCCGTTACTGCGATAGAACTGTTGTCTAATTGTGAATTAGATAAACTACCAATTGAAACTGCCCCACTGGATACACTAAAGTCCGCTGTAGCAAATGAAGCAACACCCTTATTTGAAGTGGTAGCATCTTCACCAGCCACAGTGATTGTCTGTCCACTATGTGTAACATCCATTCCTTCACCACCTGCAAAAGTCAACGCCTGACTGTCAAGATCAACTGCACTATTTCCAGCAGTATCGGTTGTAAAGTCTAAATCCTGAGCCGTTACCTGAGCATCTACATATGTTTTAATTGCTTTTGCCGAAGCCACCGTGTCATCGCTTGTAGATACGGCAGAAATGTCAGTATCAAGCACCCCTGATTTAAGGTTTGCTACATCAATATTTGATACCGAATTACCAGTTCCTTCTACGTCAAATGTTTTATTTGTTAATGTCAGTGTATCAGAAGCGATATTCGCATCCTGATCATCAACATATTTTTTAATTGATTGTTGGGTGGCAATTTTTGTCGCTGAGTTTGAACCCATCGCATCTTCGTAAAGGATAGTTGCACCAACCCACTCCCAGTTTCCTGCACTTGTGCCTGAAGCCAAATAAAGTTTATTCGAAGTTATTCCCCAAATAGGTTCACCTATGCTGGAAGGAACAAGCCCCGCCACATTACCATCTGCACCTCTTTTTAATATGATTTTGTTTGCCATTAGAATTGTCCTCCATCTATGGTTTTGTTATTAAGAGAAGAAGTACTGGAATTTGTTGATATATCCGTTGAGGCACTCCCACCTACTGTTTGTCCATCAAGTTGATTAATCTCTGTCGCTGAAGCCGTCAATAAAGCGTTTTGGAGCTTTAACCCTTTGTTAATCCCATTGTGGGTTGAAATATTAAAATTATCTGTACCCACCTGAATAGCAGCCTCAGTTCCATCTCCATCAAGGAGCGCAGTTTCCGATGATCCAAAACCACCATCAACGTGGGTAAGTTGTTTAAATGTTGAACTTATCGTTTGTCCTACTAAAGTTGTTGCCATAATGACCTCATATAATTGCGTATGGTGCTTTATCCATTACTCTTCTCATTCCACCAAATCTGTTCTTCTGATATTGATAGACCAGTCTTTTAAATTCATTCATGTGATAATTCTTCTTTTCAGGATTTCCGTCGTTTTCTGCAAATTTTGCTTTCAAATACTCTACAGCTGCAAGACATAGTTCCTCAGAAAGATCTATACTGTCATCTTCGCTATCAGCAACGGTAGGGAGAGCAGAATATTCAAGCATCAATCCATCGGTTATAAGAGCAGATGGGCTTTTATACTTACCAGTAGTTGTATCCTTTTCAATAATCGAAAGATTAGCGCCCCTAAGATAGTATTTGAAATCAATAGCCATTATGTTAAATCTGGATCCACAGTATCGCCATCAAGAACTCTAGCGATTTTTACATATTCAGTCTCATCGTCATCATATATCATTACATTTTTCAATGAAATAAAGTTAGATGGAAAAGAGTAATATCTCTGATCTTTCACGATATCTGCCTTAGATGAAACAACATTGTCTTCAATCATCATATTTATCTCCCGCATTGCATCTTTTAAATACGCAATTGAGTATCCTTGATTAGTGGCTCCAGCCCTTTCCATTAATTCTTTAAGTATCATTAATCACCCCAAATATAATCTAGATCTCCCCAGATCTGATCACTTTCAATATTAAAATAAAGTAATTTGTAATTCTTCCAAAGCGAACCTGGCTCAGTAGCTCCAGTTGAATAACTAGTCCCTGGAGAAGTAGAGATATCAGACCATGAAGTTGTTGGAGAACTTGAAGTGTTACTCCAGATGCCTAAAGGATCTGATGTTGTTGTAGTCGCCATTAACTTATCACCAAATATACTATATTACAATTTTCATTGGAATAAGCAGAATGTTCCCACATTACAGAAAGGTTATTAACTATAGATATTGTATTCCAAGAAATTATCATGTAATTGCAGCAAATTCTACAGCTATTGATTCAGAGCCAGATGACTCAACATGAAAAGATAAACCACTACCCAAAGCTATTGTCCCTGGTAAAACAATTGCTCCACCAGGAGCTATACTACACACCTGAGTCCAAGCATCTGTACTATGTTCAACAAAAACCTTTAAACTGTTTGTAGAAGTTGAAGCATCTCCCAAAACAGTTGCACTGCTGAATGTTTTGCCTGTATGTTTAATAAATAGCATATCTAAAGCGGCATTAACAGTTCCCGCCACTACTAGTTTTCCACTAGCAGGACAGTTGCCATATTCAACAGCACCTTCTGTAAACCCAGTTACTGCTATAGCAGCATCCCCTGTAAGAACCGAATCATTGCCACCTAATGTTTTATTTATATCACCTTCAATTGCGTCTTGTGCAGCATATTGACCGTCAACCCCAGCAATTGTTCTAATTGGGGTTGCGCTAACTGCGTATTCTACTCTGTTCGCCATTTTGTTGTCTCCTTATAATAAATGGTTCAAAACCTTTTTCATATTGTTCTCTTACCATTGCATATTGTTTTTCATACCACTGATATTGCACTTGGACCTTTTGAAGATCCGCATTGTATTCTGCCAGATACACTTGTGACCTTTGTGAAAAATCCTGTAGAGAAGATCCGAATCTCTGTAACTCTACGTTATTCTCTGCCACCTTCTTCTGCAATACAGCTGCCAGTTTATTAGCTTCAGTCTGGGTAAAAGCACCCATCCTGGATATATCCGCTGAATACTTCTGTACCGTAGAAGCAACCTTTGCCTGATATTCGTTTAAATTTTCACCAATGTCTGCCTGCCATTTTGCAAGCTTAAAACTTAAATTGTTTAAAGACCATTCTTGGACAGCCTTTCCTACGTCAGCCTGATACTGTTGTAAGTCTCCAGTATACTTCTGAAGTCTAGATCCATATTCGCTTATTTCCTTCTCAAGAGCTTTGGTCTTATTTTGAACATCCAGATTTGTAGACTGCTGCATTAACTGAAGTCTCCTGCCAGCATCTGCTTGAAAATTCTGAACATCCTTTTGGACATCTGCCTGAAAACTAGTATTCTCAGAATTGAATTCATTTAGCTGACTTTGAGCCTCTACCTGATACTGCTGAAGTTTATTTCCATACTCTGTAACCCATTCCTGGAATGTGGTCTGTATATTGTTAAATGTAAACTCTTGAACTGTAGAATTAACATCTTGCTGATATTGAGCAAGGCTTTGACCGTATCTTTGAATCTTTGAATTATACTCAGAAATATTCTTTTCTAATAATTTTGCTTTATTCTGTATATCTACATTAGTCGATAACCGCATTTCTTCCATCTCACGACCAACTTTAGTCTGATATTCCGTAGCAGCCTTCTGATAAGTAATCTGATATTCTGTATTTTTCTTGTTAAATTCATTTAAATTATCCTGAACCTTACTTGAAAACTCGGAGACCTTCATTTGCTCTTCTGTAATCTTTACCTGCGCAAGTTCAATATCCTCCTCTGTCTCAATCAAAGATGTAATCGTAGAAAAATCAAGCGGTTTAAAAGCTGGAGCAGAATAAATCGGAGCAGCGGATTGTCCAAGGATAGAACCCTCAGAAAATGTCTCTTTCAAAGACGCACTTGTATATCCAGTTGAATAATCTGGGTCACCTGGAGCCATAGGAGCCGCTGGTAAAGAAAGACTCTCAATTTCAGTAAGCACTGGAGCTATAAAATTAGGTTTCGTATAAACAGGGACTGCTCCCGATAATGACAATACTAACTGAGCTGCTCTTTCCTGAAGCGTAGCATCAGTATATGTAAAAGACGGAACAGAAGGTGATACTGGAACCGTAACAGAACTTAAATCCAATGCGCTAATTGATGGATCGGCTATAGAAACATATTCCGGTAAAGACACGCTATCCACATTACTTACAGCAGTTATGCCATCAGTAATTGAGAAAGACAACGTGGGTTGAGGAGGTATAGAAGGTAAAGAGAGAACCAACCCCGAAAGCCCCGTATAGCCGACCATCTTTTCGTTTAAACTTTTCATTGCCGCATAATTAACAACAAGAGGGACTAGGTTTAGTGGGAAGTTGCTAATTGTGCTGCCAGTTAAATTTGATAGGGTGGTGTAATCTACTTTGCTAACGGATATACTTCCCGCAGGTAGGACTTGGATAGTTTGATTCAGATAATAATATTGAGGGTAATCATTTGTAGCTTTTTGCAAAGAAGTTGATTCCGAAGCTGCAAATCGTTTTTCTGCTGGTATTTCAGTCGCTATTTTACTCCCCCTAGCGACGCTTATAATATGCCTTCTATCGCTAATGTCAATAGAGGTTGTATCATCAATATTTGTTGAAAATAAATGAGATGACTCAGGATCTATTACAAGAACCTTATCAATAACGGCAGATATACCATCGTTTGCCCACTGAAGAGCATTTGTCGCTGTTCCAGCTAAGGCTTCTATCTGTGCTTGCAATGTTGCCATATTATTTTTCCTTGATTAGTGGGGGAACTTGTATCAGAGGTTCCCCCTTAAGAATCATTATTTCCAGACAGCGTGTGCTTCTGGCATGACTACTTCTAGACCAGCTTCGGTCTGGATTAAGTCAATCCGTCTATCCGTACCAGTGTTCTCTAAACTCTGAACTCCAACGTACACCGAAGTGTCACGATTCACGCCATTACCGACCAATGGTCTGTAAGAAACGTGTTTTAAGTTCACAGCTAAGATTTTAACTGGGGATCCGTCAAGATGAACATTGCGAACAACATTCATATCACCATATGGAGTTGTAATCTGCGTAACTGGGATTCCAAATAAGGACTTCTTACCAGATACAGCGAAATCATACCTGAATTGGCTATTGATATCGATTGTATTGGCTTGAAAGCCGCCTAATTTATGCAACCAGTTATAGGTAGCAGTATCACACATAAACATAGTAGCGTTTGCACTATTGTAACGTGGATCCATAAAATCGCTCATATTCTGAAGAAAATCATCAGAAGTTGTACCACCAGACGCTTTATCGTCTACGATGTTGATTGAAAATATGTTTCCGCTAGACAGTACATAGTCTACAATACCAGCTGTATAACGAACACCATCAGTATCCTTCTGCTTAGAAGAAAACAAAATGTCCGTTTCGATATCCCACTTATGTTCGATGAGTTTATTTTTCCAAACCCGAGCCCATTCATCACGTGCCAATTTCAACTCAGTTGCCCGAGCAGTATTTGTCATTTGCATGGTGGTCTTCCAGATTTGGGTATAACCAACTACATCTTTATAAGGAGTATCTTTATAGGTATCTGGGAATCCAGAACCTTCAGCATGTGCAGAACCAACGACATAACACTTATCTGCTTCTTTATAAGCAGTAGCGATCATAGCATCGAAAGTTGTTCCGCCATGATGGTATTGTGCGCCTGGAAGCGTCCAATAGGTATCAGTCCCAACCGTGACCCCACGAATCACCCGACATTTAGCATAAACTGCTTGTGCGTCAGGAGATGTGGCAGGAGCGCTTAACGCTGTGATTTTTACCATAATGTAATCTTCTGTGTAGCCAGTTGGTGCAGTATTATCTAAACCAGATGCTATAACTGCAGCGAAGGTTCTAACTGGTATCTTAACCACTTGATCCACAAGGAAAAAGATTGGTTTTGTACCGGTTGCGCCTACCAAATTACCAGTTTGTCCAAGAATGTTCTGAACATTCCCAGCAGATAGATAATCAGTTTCAAACTTAACATTCATTTCATCATTCAACTGTAAGTCTCCAGTAAGAAATGAATAGTCTGAATAATCACTATCGTTATCGCCAGTGCCAATGGCACCGCCGTTTAAGTCCATAGCGGAAGCATAAGCGTATCGCTTGTGCCACATATGGCGTTGTTCCAAAGTTTTAAACTCTGGATCTGTTGTAGCTTTTTTAGCTACTTTGCTCAATACTCTGAAAAACGGAGTTTGGTCAGGAGATAGTTCCGATACACGATTGGAAAAATCATACCGTCGCCGCAGATCACCAGTATCAAAGCCGCTCTCAACCTGCCCTTGGGCATGGCTTGAGAGTTTTAATGGATTATCAGCCATTGTCAGCCTCTACTTTCATTTTACGACAGAGGCACTTCTAGTTATCCATATTAAATATGCCTTCTAATCCTTCGTCTACACTTTTCAAAGAGTCAAACACCATATCGTCGTGTTTAAACTCAGCAACAGTAGCATTGTGATTAGAGACACTACCTGGAATTTCCCTAACGGATTTCATCTGCTTCAGCATTTCGTTCTTCGCACCTTTAGCAACATTTTGATCCCTGGAGTCACGATTCTGCAAATAATAAATATCCTCTAATGACGTTTCGTGCTTATTAGCCCAATCCATCATATTGGTATATGTATCGTCTGTCATCTTCATTCGATCCTTGAATTCTTGCGCTTCAGATGCTTTTTGACTCTTTCGCACATCCTGCTTCCGAGTCTGATCGTCTTGCTGTAGCCTAGTATTGACACGGTGATCCACAACGCCTGAGATAGTATGTTCCAGAGCTTTTGCGCTCATGGAATTCTTATCTGTTACGGCTTCGTCTAGATCAAATACAAAATCCTCTGGAAGGTCGAGTGCCTGCTTTACGTCTTGTGGCTTACTGCCACCTTCAACGTATTGTCTTATTGCGTCTACCATTCCCGTGTCGTCTTTTAGCCGATCAATGAGAGGAGCAAATTCAGATACTTCTTCAAGGCGCTCTTTCATTTTTTGCGCCTCTCTTGAAGAATCTTTATATCTCTTCTCCCAATCGTGCTGGTGATCGTCAGTTCCAACATTAACACTAGGGGCAACCAATGGTTGCGTTACCTGCTCTTCAACGTTGTCGACTTCATTACTATCAAGAATCATCCCGTTCACCTCACGGTCCAATGATTCAAAGAAATCCCCAGAGTCTGCCACCACTCCACTTTCCTGAGTTAAATCGATCTCAGGGTTAAGTGTTTGTTCCTCGGCAGAGTTTTCTAGTCTATTCTCTTGTGCCATTTTCACTCCTTGATTGCTTTTGTTTATCAAGCTCTAATTGAGCTTTTTGTTTTTGAATATCCGCACCAGCTTGTGCTTTGTCGGCGGTTAAAGACATCCGTCCTTGCGCCCGCACGGCTCCTTTGCGAATTTCTGATTCTACCGATCTGACTTTGTCTTTAATACCCGCTTGAACAAGTTGTCGCTCAAGAGTCTCGATAGTGCCACTTTTGTCCTTGATTTGTTCTTCAAGACCTTTTATGGCTTCTTGCATCTGGGAATATAAACTTTTTCGCTTTGCAATCGCTGTTTTATCTTTAATATCAGTCTCAGCGAGCACAGCTAAATCGTCTACTACTCCCAGTTTCATCAGTTCTTTTAATTCCGATAGATACGCCCATCGGTTTACAGGCATAGTGCTACCTGCTACAATTCTTACATCAAATTTTGCTGCCCCATAGTCATTCCATTTACCAATAGCATCCCCCAGATCATTAAAAATAGGAATATTGATCTCAGCTTCTTTCTCTTCTTGAAGAGCGTTTGGTTGAACGATTCTAAATACTTTGTGCGTTTTGTACACTGCCTGTGAATACTGCTTCACTACTTCTCCAAGTTGCTTAAGGGCTGGTTCTAGACTGCTCTTTAACCACTGCTTAACCCTTCTAGTTCCATATTCATCCAATGCAAGCATTCCACGATACGTGTCATGCTGCTGACTATTGTCCCCTTGTGAAGAAGAATATATCCCAGCCAAATATTCCATATCGCTTTTTCCAGCCTGAACAATTTGAAAAAATGCATTATTTAATGGAGCCGGTTGCACTTCTTTTGGCTGTTCAAATCCCTGGTTAACAGGAAGTAATGCGCCTGGAGCTGTGGCGTTCTTTTCCCAGTAATCAGTATCTAAGGAACCTTCGTAATACATCCATCTTAATGACGATCCCAATGAAGCGTTATGAATCATAAGCTGGTGCGCCTTATTAATCTCACGCTGTTTGCCGACTAAGGGACTCACAGCGCTCATTGGAAATGGGGTCCCAGACCATTTATACGTAAATGGTACTAACGGGTAATGCTCTATAGGGAGAGTTTTCTCATACAAAGTCACATCACCAGCTACACAACTCTGTTTTATTGAAGGCTTGAAAAATTTAATCGCATCAACAATCATTGATGTAAATTCTTTATCTTTTTGTAAAACTTTATATTCTTTTGCGGTTACAACATTATTTTTTACAATGCTTGCCGCCTTTTGAGCTTCAGCAGTCATTTGCTGCTGTGCCGATTGCAACTGTTCACGGTTCATCTTTTCTTGTTTTTCCAACTCAAGAGACATCCTTTCTGGAAGCATCTCTTCAGCCTCTACGGCTTTAGCAAGTTTCGACTGCAATTCTTTCATTTGGACAGACATTTCTTTTTTCATCTCTTCCAACTGCACTTGAACATTTTCTTTAATCTTTCGCATTTCTTCAGGGGGTGGGACAACTCTATAAAAAACATTATAATAAGCAATTTGTTCTTTTTCATAAAGTTCAAATAATTCAATTAGGTCATCAACTCCGCCTTCTCTATCGTAACCCTCTCTAATATCCTTATATTGAAAATCGCCAGTATCGGTTGCATTGATAGAATATCCCTGCTCTTCCCCGAAACGACCAGATGCCCTTTTAATCCCAGCAGCATACTCTGGATATGTTTTCAATAACTGAGTCCGAGTAAAAACTTTTCGAATTATTATATGAGCAGCATCCCTAAACAATGGATCACGACTTTTTGGATCTATATATATATCAAAAGGCTCTGGTTGCTGAATAACGACTTCACCCATCCCCATATCTGCGTTTGAGTCTACAGTTACAAGTAGATAACCAACGCTTTTGGTAATAGCATCGTTTACTACATTAGAATATAATGCCTGTCCATTGGATCCATTCCATATATAGTCAGCAATATCAGAGAATACAGATGCTACCCCGGAATCGCTACCATCAGCCCCTATCGCTTGCCACCTTGGATTAGAAGCCGTAGCATAATAGTTAAGCATTTCAACAACAGGTATAACCCTATTAATCGTGAAGGTTGGCATACCAGTCTCTTCAAGGCTTGCTTTCTCTTTTGCGGAAAGCTGATTATCAAGGTAGAAATCATGACCTTCTTGGTTGACTCTTTCCCAGGACTCTCTAAAAGAACCATTTATAGAGTCATATAATTGCTTTACTCTGTCTGCTGTTTTATCTGTTTTTCTTGCCAATGTTCACCTACGCTATTATCCAATTTCTGGGCGATTTTCGTTTTTTACGATGAATACCATCTTTTGAGACAGCAATGTTTTTAGGCGGGTAAGCAAACTTTACGGCATAAGCAAGCGCATCAATAGTGTCATCATGCGCCATGCGTGGTCCGAATGTAACAATTTCATGCTGTAAATCATAATGACTTTTTTTAATTTTTATTGAACCGATTGTCATCCGTTGCGCAAGTACTCCTTGTATTCTATCTAATTTGCTTTGTCTTGTTCCAGGTTTTTCCTCTTTCCAGCGAACAGAGAAATTATTTCTTCGTCTAGACTCTGACATTAAAGACTGAAATACTGGACGTGACATCGTGGTATCTTCAACTACGAAAAGCGACGGATGATAAATAGCCGCTAAATTAAACATTTTATCTACTATTCCTTCTTTTGGTTCTCCAGGGATACCTAAAACAGGCAATCCCCGTTCTCTTATGTAGTCTAAAACATAAATATTATTATTTTCATCAACAGCAACCACCATAATAACAGAAAAATCCGAGTCCCTTCTAAAAGAGTCTGTCGCTGGGTCAACTCCACAAAATATATTCACAGGAATAGCGTCATCACCAGTAACAATAAAATTTAATTCAGTTTTATCGTCATACAAATGGCTACCTTCCCAGTATTTAACATGCTTCATACTGAAAATAGAGTCTTCCGCACTTTGGACTTCCATCATGTATTCTTGATAGAACTTTGAAGACTGTCCAGAGTCCCGATAGAATTTCTTCTTTTCCTCTAGTTTCTTTACTGGGAACCAAGAGTCCCAAAGCGCATTCCCTTTTCCGTCTAATGCTTTATACGTTTTGACAGTCCAAGCAAACTCTTCTTTATTTTTTACTGACCTTTCGTGGTTAGTCAATAAATTATTAATAAAGGAATCATAATGCACAGGAGTACCGTTAATCCGCAACCTGCCAGTATGAGGCTCCAGAGCAGGATAAACAACCGCAGTGATAAGGTTTGCGTTCTTTGCTCTAGCTTCTGGAGTAATTGTATTGTTTTCATCTTCAAAGTCATCCAATATAACCAGGTCATATCGCTTATGGAGCTTTGCTCCACCTCGGATACCTGATATGTTTGATTTACACAAAAGCTTATGACCAGTACTAAGCTCTATATCTTCTTCTGTCCATTTTCTGCCTTTTAAGTCGCCAAAATAGTACAGGATTCTATCGTTGAACTCAAGGTGATGCTTAATATAGTCCATATTCCCAGTT